TCTGCGATTGCCTTCTCGGGGTCGGCGTTGATAGTGGTTTTGACCTCTTCGCCGAGCGGCTCGATGATGCGGAGCGCCAGCGCCGCCTCAGATACGAGCGACTTCCTATCCAAGCCTATCCTTGTGAGCTGCTCTTCCGGCAGGTTGGCGAGGGCCTGTAGGGCCTGCGCCTCACCCTGGGCGATGCCCTCGGTGTCGATCCCGAACTTGGTCTTAACCTCGGCTGGCAACTTGTTCGCGGCTGTGGCGAACGAAAGGAAGGACGCCTCGGCCTCCTTGATCGAGGCGTTCACCTCGGGGCCGAGCTTGAGCCGCTCGGACGATGCGCCAGCCTCTTGGGCGACCTCGCCTATCGACTTGGCCAATCCCTGCATCTTCTCCGCCGCGCCGTCCATCCCGAGCGCGTCGAGCACCTGCGCCGCGACCCCTGCGAGAAGCGCCATCGCGCCGCTGACCATCGCCACGAGCTCGTTCCACAGAATCCGCAGCCCGGTGAAGAGCGCGCCCACCGCGGTGAGGTAGCTGGTGAGCTGGTTCATTATGTTCGCCACGACCGGGCCGATGGCGCTGAGCAGTGGCTCGATGCCGGACATGGCGAAGGAGAAGGCGTCACCGAGGCCGGACAGCCTGCCAGAGATGTTGTCCACGATGTTCGCAATTGCCTCGGAGATGACATTGATGCCCGGCACCGCGTTGCGGAACGCTGCGGCAAGGCCGTTCGTGAGCCGGGCGTACACGGGCGTCCATGTGTCGAACAGTCGCGGGAGGAAGCCCTGTAGGGAAATCTCAAGATCGGAGACAGCCGGGCCGATGCCGCCGAGGAACGACGCGAACGACTGGCCGAACTCGCTGCCCAGCAGCAGCGACAGGTTCGACAGCTTCGGCGCCCACTGGTTGATCTCGGCGGTGATGCCCTTCATCGAGTTCAGGGTGCCCTGGGCCAAGCCGAGGTTCATCGCCTCTTTGATCCGCGACATCGTACCGACGAACGTCTGCGACTGCGCCTGCATACCGCCGCCGTACAGCTCCTGCAACCCGGCTCGAATATTTGCGACAGCCTGGTCGGCGGGGATCAGCCCTTCCTCCGAGAGCCTCATGACCTCGGACTTCGCAACACCCATCTTCTTCGACAGGATATCCCACACCGGGATGCCGTTCTCCGCGAACTGCCGCGCCTCGTCCGCCTGGAACTTGCCCTTCGTCTGCACCTGGCCCAGCGCGATCACGAGCCGCCCCATGCCCTGCGAGTTGAGTCCGAGCGCGGCGGCGGCGTCCCCCAGGTCTTTCATGATCGGGATGGTGTCGTCGGCGGCGAATCCGTAGGCCATGAGCTGCTTGACGCCCTGCGAGATCGATTCCACGTCGAAGGGTGTGGCCTTGGCGAACTGGATGACCTTGGCGAGCATCTGCTCACCCTTCGCCGCGTCGCCCAGGAGTGTCTGGTACGCGACCTTCGTCTGCTCAAGCCCCCCGGCGGCGCCGAGCGCGGCGCTTGCCAGGTTCCCGTAGGCGGTCGCCCCCGCTGCCAGCCCGGCACCGAGGGCGGCTGCCGCGATGGCGGTGCCGGCGATGGCGGTGCCGACGGCGGCGACGGCCCCGCCGGCGACGGCGGCCTGCCCGCCGACGAGGCCGAGGGTGGACGAGAGACCCTTGAGCGGCCCGCCGCCGATGAAGGCGAACGACTTCATGAGCCGCTGCAACGGGCCTTCGGTGTCCCGCCCCGCCCGACCCGTGCTGCCCATGACGCCGGACATCATCTGGCTGAAGCGGGAGCGGGAGCGGCGGGCCTGCTTCTGGTCGATCTCGTCCTGCACGGCGGCGGAGCGGCGCGCCGCTTCCTCGCGGGCCTTGTCCACCTGCGTCTGGAAGATCAAACGGTCGATGGCCGACCTCTTCGACCCGGCGTTCGCCTGGGCCTCGATCTGCTGCATGCGGTTGGTGCGGTCGCGGTCTTCGAGCAGGGCCTCTGTGTGCGCCTGCTGGATCATCGCATGGCGGTCGGCGAGCCATTTCCTGTGATCCTGCATCGCCTGACGCTGCGCCTGGGCGATGGTCTGGTTGTGCAGAATGCTGTTGCGGATGGTGCGCTGCTGATCCTCTTTGGCCGCCTCGTCCTGTAGCCGGGCGATCTCAAGAACCTCGTCGTGCGCGGCGTTCACCCGAGCCTTGCGGTCGAGTTCGAGCTGGTCATCGATCTTCTTCTGGGCGAGAAGCCCCTGCCACATACTGTCTACGCTGGCTTCCTCCACCTGGCGCTGCACAGCAGCGGCGCGGGTCACGGAGTCGAGGCGATCCTTCATCGCCTTCTTGATCTCGCGCGATTCCGACTGGCTTTGGGCGTAGAGCTTGCCTCCCTCCGCACCAGTCGGCGCCTTGCGGCCCTCCTTGCCCGCCAGGGCGCCCATGAGGCCCTGTTCCTCGGTGCCGCTCTTGACCCCATCGGCGTACGCCTTGCCCACCTTGCGGCCTGCGGCTTTGGCCTGTGCGGCGGCGGTGGCCGCGCCCCTGGTGATGGTCGCGCCGGCCTTCGCCGCGCCACCACCGGCGCCGGACATGCCCTGCGACACGCCCGTGGTGTAGCTCTTGCCGACCTTCGTGCCAGCCGTCGCTGCGGCGGCGGCGCTCTTCGCGGAGGTCTTTGCGATGCTCGCCGAGACACCCTTGAGGATGTTCTCGATCTGCTGCGCGGTCTGCCGAACCTCGCGCACAGTTTCGCGCTGGAAGTCCGAGGCGTCTGGGACGATCTTGACCGCGAGGGTGCCGACAACGGCAGAGCCAGTTCTACCAGCCATCGGCTTCCTCCTTCTCGGCGACAGGGCCACGCGCCGCGAGACGGGCGCGAATCTGGTCTTGCGGCAGGTCTATGCGCGGCTTGCGCCGCGTCGGGGCGTCCCCGTCGCCATCGGCGTCGCCGAACGGCAGGGACAACTTCGACTTACCCCCGCCCCGCTGCCAGTTGGCGATTGCGAGGTGATCTATTGCGAGCGCGAGAAGGCGCTCGGACAGGCTCCACGCCGCTGTATCGGCCCGCCCCCCGTCGTCGGGGGCGGGGTGACGGGCCGATACGGCACGGGCGAAGCGCGAGTCGTGCGACAGTCCGCGCACGAGGACGCCGAACCGCCGCCAGGTGTAGGTTCGACCCGGCGACAGCGGCAGGTGGTAGGTCTGCTGGAAATCGGCCTCTAAAGCGTCGCGCAGCTCGTCGTCGAGCAGCGGCGCTATGAGGCCGGCGATTCCCCCGGCGTCACTCCCTGCTGCGCCTTCACCAGCACGTCGAAGATGGCCCAAGCCTCGCGCATGGTGAGGGTGAGGGCGGCGAAGTCCTCGCGGGAGTCCTCCGTCACCGACTGCGTGAGCATGTCCGCGAGCCACACAACCTCGTCGAGCGACTGCGACTCGACATCGCGGCCCTGCGCCATGATCGACAGGGGCACATCCATGAGCTCCCCGAAAACCCATTCACGACCCCTGAACCGCAGGGTCGTGGTGTTCGACCCGGCGATCTGCTCGGAGAGCATGGCGTCGATGTCGATGGTGACGGGATTGGGGTCGGGGTTGAGCGGTGCAGCCTTCTTCGGCATTGCGCGGTGTCCTTATCGGTCTGGCGCGATGTCGGTGGGGTGAAGCCCCCGGCTGTCGCGCACACCGCGCGAGGCGCGACAGCCGGGGAGTGGGGGGGGGCTCGCTACGCGAGGGCGACGCTGGCGAACTCCTTGAAGGGCAGGTTGCCCAAGCTGGAATCGGGGTAGGCGGAGACGGTGACCTTGTAGCCGACCGGGCTGCCGTTCTTGTACTCGATGGAGCCACGGTCGGTCACCTCGGCCTGCGGGATGAAGAGCCGGTGCTCGTTGCTGCCGTCGATCCAGTCGATGATGAGGGCCTTCTTGCCGAGGCCCGAGCCTCCGAACGTCCACGACTTCTTGCCGGTGTCGATGACAGCCGAGCCGAAGAACTCAAGCGTTGCGGAGTTCGTCTCGATCATCGTGAACTCGACCGTGTTCTCGATCTTCGTCACAGTCTTGCGAACCTCGGCTGAGTTCTGCCAAGCGGTGATCGAGGTGGTGTCCACCTTGGACGGGGTGAGGGAGATGCCATCCTCGGACAGGTAGCCGAGCGCCTTCCACGCCGGGTCGAGCGCGGTGTTGGCGTCGGTGGGGGCGACGGCGCCGACCGGGGCGACGTAGATGTTGCCGGTGACCGCGACGCGCACATTGTCGGCGGTCAGGGTCAGGGACGCGGTGCGGGCCTCCACCGTCAGCGGTGCGGGGTCAGGGCTGTTAGCAGGCATGGTTCTGTGCTCCTTATGCACTAGGGCGGACTGTTACTAGCCGCCCATCGGCGGCGCTGCGCGCGGTTACCCGAGCCTCACGGCGCGGGGGTTGGGGGGGATCGGAACCGGAAGGCCCAATCCATGACGAACCTCGGCTGCGCCGGATCGTCACCTTCCGGCAGCCACAGCGGGCCGGAGAGTTCGACCGCCTCCACGCACCCGGTGAGGTGCAGGGGGGCGACAGGTAGGTGGGAGCGGATGGCGGCAGTCACATCGAGGGCCTCGTCGGCGTCCGCGCCGTAGCAGTCGAACTGCACGTCGATGCGGTCGAACGGAGGCTCCAAGCGCCCGCCGGCGCGGGTCAGCCGAACGAACGGGCCGGACTCCCAACCCTCCGACGACTGGCCCAGCGGGTAGTTCGCCACTGTGCGGAGCCACAGCGCGAGATCGGCCACGGCGTCGCGCATCGGGAACACCGACGGCTGCCACGTCACGGCGCGACCCCACGGGCGAGGACGGCGGAGCGGAAGGCGTGGGCGCCGGGGCGGCGCTCGTTGCCGAACTCGATGAACAGGGCATCGGAGTAGGTCGAGTAGATGAAGCCGATGGTGCGGTCGTGCTTCAGGTCGTCCTCGCGCAGCTCGCCCACAATCGACGAGGCGAACGCCGCGTGCCTGCCGGTCACCCGGCCAGCGGCGAACTTCCTGATCTCCACCTCGGTCAGCGACATCTGGTACTGGATCATCATGATGGTGCGGGGATCGGAGAACGCCTCATCCATCCACTCATCGGCATAGCGGTCGATCTGGCCCGAGACGTGCTTCCAGTTGGAGCGATGAATCTTCACAGCACCCACGTCAGCCCTCGATCCAAGCCACATCGGCGACCATGTGGTGCGGCCCGTGCGGGGTGGACACCATCCTCGGGGGGCCGATCACCTGCCAGGTACGGTTGTCCACCACGATCCTCGTCATCGAGTTTATGGGCGCGCCCACCAGGAAGTAGGCCAGTCCCTTCTGCTCGCGCCGCGACCGCTCGGACTCCGAGCCGGACGATGAGCGCGGTTGCAGGGCGCAGCGCACCACTCCGACATCGACCGGGGATGACCAGTCGGCCACCACGTCGCCGGCGCGGTTGCGCCGGACAGCCGGCGCCCTCACCAGCGCCACCTGCCCGAGCAGCGAGCCGATCACAGCCCCGCGTACCCGTCGGACAGGATCGCCGCAGCCGTGTCGGCGGCGTCGATGCGGAGACTGTCGTCCTCGGCCCGCCTGCTGCGGATCGAATACACGGTGCCCGAGCCACAGCCCGCGTGGGCGGCGATCAGGGACAACTCGGGCGGCAGGTACCACGCACCGGCGTCGCCGCCGAGCTGGTACGAGTAGTCACCGATAGTCTCCGAACGGTAGCCGTGCGGGTTGTGGTACTCGCGGATGATCGACTCGATCACCACGCGCCACACATCGTCGGGCAGGTGATACCACTCAACCCATTTGTCCCGCTTGCACGGGGCGACCGCGCGCAGGTGGGACAGGGCTAGGGCCAGCGTGGCTTCGAGCCACGCCGGGTCGTGATCCACGCCCGTGCGGGCCTTCACCGCGTCGAGGACGCGGTTCGGCGGGGTGACACGGGAGTATTCGCTGGAGAACTCGATGCTGTAGGGGGTGGCCGTCGGGGCGCCTTCCTCGGGTTCAGCCATCGCGGCCTCCTTGGGTTGGGCCGGGCGGCAGCCCCGAGGGGACTGCCACCCGGCCTCGTTCGGGCTTACTTGGTGGAGGCGGCCAGCGTGGAGGGGGCCAGCGTGATCTTCACGAAGGCGCTGTCGCCGCGCAGCCCGGCGCACTCAAGGTAGTGATCCAGCGACCAGATATCCTTCTTGTACTTCTGGTCGTACGAGAACACCG